CCTGCTCTACCTTGAGCATCAGCTATCAATTTTGAAGCTGTTTCAAAGAAAACAGAGAGGGTCATTGCTCTTGCAGAATTAGGCAAGAAATTTTCTGCTCGAGTAGTATAAGGATTTATAAGCCCTACGGGCACCTCAGTTTCATATAGAACCTTATCGTATTCAACTAGTTGGACACTAATGCGATCTTCTGCCTTAAGAAGGCTCTCATCTACAGACTCGGTAAGATATGTAGTATCGTTCGGCATTATTCGTCCACCCTGATTGCATCATCTTCTCTACAGTAAACTGCAATATATTCGATTCTACCATTATCAGCACGATACCTATTGATCGTCTGAGGTTTATAAATCGATTCTCTTACGTAAGGTACTACTGCTTCCCCCTCAGTATCAAGTTTTGGGTCAATTATCTTATCTCTATAGGAGATATCTGTGTCATATCTGAGGTAAAATATTCTGTAATCAATCCTAACAGAGCCTGGCTTAAGCCCCCTAACTCTGCCAGCATTACCGCCATCAGCCCCTACATACACTCCATAACCTGTAGCCCAGGACTCATCCCAATAAAATCCCTCTCCTAGGCAAAAGGGACAAGATTTTTCTGTATCTGGCTCTCCAGTAAGAGAGGAGGTACAAGTGCAAACCATGAGAGAATTATTGGCATCTCTGCGCATTTTGCGAAGAAGCAAACTGCGACCATGGGCCAAAGAGGTAGGGCCGCCAAATACTAGATTGTCAAACTCTCTGCGTAGATCTATCTCGTTGGTACCGGTAGATGTAAGGTCACGTAAGATCTGAGAGCTACTGCCTTTTGGGAATAATTTTCTCTTGAACACCATAGCTATTTCCTATTTTTAAAACCAAATCTATACCTTGGATCTGTACCTGCTGTATATTTCGTATTTTGTGTAGGCATATCAAAGTTTTCCACCGAAGGCTTATGCCACATTCTACCAAATTCAGGACGATTCTTTCTACTTCCACCTTTTACAGCAAAAGTTGGATTTAGACCCTGGCCAGGTACAATTGTACCCCCAGCATTAACTACTCTAAGCCATTCTTCTCGCATTCTCTTCAGCTCAATAATTGTATTCTCAAAACTACTATCATTTTGTATATAAAGATCACCAAGACTCTTTGTTTTACCACCTATATCTGCAGGCAACATAAGAGCTCTTAAAGCTGCATCATAGATAACAAATTTAGTACGAGCTGTATCAAATATACCGCCTGTTTTAGAAACACCTTTTGACCAGGCATCTGCCTCTATTGATGACCAGTGGATCATCAAGCTAAGGGTGTCATCTGGAATTCCATCTAAGAGTCCACCACACTCCATGCGTAGAAGATCGGGAGAAGCATAATAAGGAGAATAGGTTGTAGAAAAGGTTAACTGAATTTCTTCTCCAAGAGTATTGCCGTTAATATCAGCTATATCTGGAGATAACAGAATTGCAATTAAGGAGTTCTGCTTTAAAGACTGAGTAGCGACACTGCCGCGCTCCATAACAGTAAATTGAAAGAAACTATGAGTTGTTATGCCATTAATTTCGGCATGCCAAATATCAGTCCAGGTACCAGCTGTAGCACCAGCTGGAACTGAATAAGTGATTTCATAAAAGCCTGGAGCTCTGTTGACTACGTTGGCAGACTCCACTGTAGCTGTTGCATTGGGAAAGCTAGCAAGAACTTCAGCATCTATGTCGACTGGGGTAGCCGCCACATCGTACAGGTATACATCGGGAAATCCTGCATCAACAGCAACAGGATTACCACAGCCGTCAGTAAATACAGCTCTTAGTATAACATCATCGCCTCGTGGGACACAGTCTCTGTAAAACGGCATAGTACATTTTCCTATATATCAATTGTTAGCGTATCGTTGCTAACCGTGAGTCCTTTAACTAATTCTTTTATTTCGTCAGACCTTGTATTCGAAGGCCCATCAAAAACTCCTGAAACCGGATAACTAAGAACTGTTACGTTTGCATCAGTTATTGTTGCCGGATCTAAGTCACCAGAGAAAGCAACAGTAACTGTTCTGGTGTCCGTATTAATATGAGTTGATCCATCTGGCGGATCCATGTCAGTCACTGTTAACGGAACTACAGTTGATGTCAGCGCAGTGGAGGTGCCAATAATTGAAGTACTTGCAGTCTCGGGTACTTCTTGAACAGACCCAGTACCAGTTGAAAAACCAATCTGATAGGACTGAGCTAAAAACTGTGGTGTAACAACATCAAAACGATACAAGTCGTTAGCAACGAAGCCAGAACCTGTAAAGCGTACTTGCACTCCATCCTCCAAGCGACGATAACGTCTAGAAGTTACTCTACCGTTAACTGCGTTAGCTTCGATGTCCGTATCGTACCACCATCGATATTGTGCTGTACCAATGTCACCAGAAGAAGTTATTCGAACATTTACAACAGTATCAGCTGTACCTGTGTAGCCACCATAAACAGACATACCGCCAGTAGCAGAGGTAACACCTGTATTATCTACATCAAATACAGTTCTGTGTGAAACACCATTACTGGTTCCACCCTCAGAATCTCCAATAATATAGGCCACATAGTTAACGTTAGGCGCTAACAAACTCTTAGGCTCGACCACCAATCTGTGACGATAACCATTTGCTAATTCATCAGCAGCAGTTAAAACTGTTGGCTGTGGATCAAGAATAAGACCATTAGTATCTACATAAACAACTGAATAGTTGCATTCAACAATTCCACTAAAGCCAGGAGACTTTAGAAAGAAAGGGTTGTCTAGGGTGTCTGGGTCAATCCAAGCAGCAGAGTCAGGACCAGATGTTTTGTCAAAATCAGCACCATAAATAACGACATTAGATTTACCTGTAGACAGATCAATACCCTCATCGAAGGTTATTTGAATCTCTGCCCCAATCGGAATCCCGGTTGAACCAGGATTGGGATATACAGTACTAATCGTTGGTGCTGGCATCCTCTGTCTCCTCGCTACTTACAATTTTTTCTTCATCTTCAGCTTTCTTATGAGAGATAGTGATCCATTCACCCTCTTCATCCTCAACCACATAAGGGTTTGTTGGATCTGAGGAGTGTAAGATATCTTTCGTAGACTCAGCTTTTGAAAACCATCCCATAGTGTACTCCAAAAACAACGGGGGACGGAGGTTTAGCCTCCGCCCCCCGAAGACGTTATTCGCCAGTTAGTGTTAGCTTCAGCTAACTATTAACTAGGGGATAGCTTGATCAGGTGGAACCGCAGCGCCCATATTATCAGTAGCACGAACAGTACCATCCCAGTAATTAGGACGAACACGGACGTTCCTGAATACGCCAACACCTTGACCCTCATGAGCAACAGCAAAGCCATAACGCTCACGAATCTTAACCTTGCTTACCTCAACATCTTCAGAACGCCACTCAACCGTAGTCGGATCCTCATCAACAAGATGGAAGCCAACGTTACCGCTTGAGAGCAAGAAGATATCTCCAGACTCAGCCTCTGGGTCGTATGGACACAGAGGAGAGACAAGAACATTCATATTGAATGGGAAGTAAGACGGAAGCCGTGGAGCAGAGGTTGCTGTATTAGAGCGGCCCTCAACACCAGTAGCAGCAGAGCCAGATGGCGAAGCACCACCTGCACCACCACCAAACTGGCTAGCAGGATTAACAAGCTGTTGACCAGCTGTCGGACCCCGAGCACCCATAGCGCCGTTACCCCAAGGAGCACGCGGACCAGGATCGCCAGCAGAAGTGTTAAAGTATGAACCACCACCATGAGCAAGCATCATTGCACGAAGTACAGGATCTTGAATAAAGGTGTAGTAGAACAGCGGATGCATAAGAAGGGTGTTCGCAGGGAAACCCTCTTCAGACATATGCGCCATACCACGCATTAGATTATCCATCGTAAGAGAACCATTCCCTGCAAGACCAATGTCTCTACCAGTACAAACACCATAAAGTGATTGTGCTGGAGTTTGATTGTCAAACAAGGTGGTACCAAGTGACTTCAAGAAAGCAACAGCTTTTTGCTCTTTGTGTCGAGCAAGCGCTTGACCCATAAGTCGAAGGTTAATTGCCATGATATCCCAAGTGGAATATCGAAGTGCTTCATCCGTAAATGAAGCAGCAATACCTGACTTACCGATCCAGGCAGTACTCACTGCCCCGCCGATCTGGAAGTTCACTTCTGGATAAGTACCATGCTCTTGAATATCTTGAGCATAAACAGCACCCATCGCACCAGCAAGAATCTGTGTATTCAGACCTTGTGCTTGAACCCGATTATAGAGATTAGTAACAACTAGAGAAGGCTCTACGGGCTCACGAATGAGAATTTCCATAGACTTCTGAAGCAACGGAGTAATCTCCGAAGATCGAACTAGATCCCTATTCTTCGCAGAAATTGTCTCCGCAAAATTTTTCCAACTTACTCTTTTGTCACTATCTGGCAATCGTCCCTGGTTGACAATCATGTCAGCCATATAACGAGCTGCACTATCCTCATTAGAGGGAAGATCCAGAGTCTGACCATCAATTAATTTAATAAAACCCATAATAGCCTCCCTTATTGAACCTTGATATTGAGAATTGCAACTGTATCAGCTACTGTCTCAGGACTTAAAGTAATGAGATCGGTAAAGCCCTTTGTAGCGGTACCGGGCATCTGTGCATCAGCCCCAAAATTACCACCACTATAAGCAGTCCTAACTCGATCAAGCAAACCCTTGGGTTGCTCAATTTTTTGTAATACACGACCAAGAACACTACTCATATTAGTCGCTGCTGTAACTGCTATTACTGCAAAGTTTGAATTTGCATTAAAAGTTACGTAATCGCCAGGGCTACATTCACCATTCAAATGAATCATACGCTGATCAACTGGCGTTGCAGTACTATAAACAAAGAAAGACAATGTTTCAGTTCCACCAAAAGGATTCGTTGTACCATCAGCAGAATGGACAAATAGAATAGCCGCCTCTGCGTCAAGGAAAAAATCCCCCGCTCTTGAACAAGCCTCAATGCTACTTCGATGACGAACAAGCGCACTAGCAGTAGTAAAGCCAGTTGTAGTTACTAAA